TTAGTTATCTTATTAAAATGAGTACATTCATCACAAACTCCAGAATTTATAGTATTAAAGGTAGCGCAGGACTGAGGCTTATCTTGTGTCTGATTAGCTTTATTCTCTGTTGCTTCTTTGTTGTAACCTTCGTAGTCCTGAGATAAAAGATGTATAGCTTCATTCCGGTCAATACAATGTTGAGCAATAGATAAACCGGCATACCATAAAGGCTCTGGAAGTGCAGTGCGATTATTAATAATGTGCCGCATCTGTAAGCAACCTTCGTTAGAGTCTTCATCTAAACTCTTGGTTGCAATCTTTGCGAACTCTGAAGAATAGTTATTATGGCCTGCCATTTGCCTGCCCAGATCAGTTGTCTTTTCACGTTTAACTATCTCTTCTAAAGGTACTTCAACCTCACCTAAGAAATCTTTCCAGACAGCAAAATCAGAAGTAAAGTCCGACCAACGAAGAACCTTAGTAGGACTAGGTATACTAGTTTTATGATTGAAAGTGTCTGGGCAACGTAAAACTCTAGATACATCTGATGTAACAACGGGATCAATCTTTAAGCCGTTACTAAAACAAAATTCTTTAAACTTAGTAGCATATATTTTCCATTCATCTGCAGGGACGGCTTCATTAAAAAACCAATAGGCATGAGCGCCTGTACCAGAATCAACTACTACTGGTGGTGGTAACTCATTACTATCTACAAAGTTATCTAAAGAAGTTATAGCCTCTTCTCTACTACTGTATTCTTTATTTTGTCCTACATCGAGATCTACAAAGAAAGAACGTAAACTAATAGCGTGTTCTGCCTTTCGGCTATGCCCTTTAAAATTACTAAGTGCAACAAAAATATTTGTATCTTTTTTAGATTGAGCCACTTCAACAAGTTCGTCTATTGACTCAACAAAAATATTTTTAGTTCTTTTAGTAGTCGGATCTATGTCCGTAACGCAGTAAATCCCGCTATCGGGAAGCGCTAAGGCGTAAAAGTCTTTCATATCACACCCTGATTAAGTTAGGTTTTATTTTTGTTTCTAAATATGTTTTAGCGTGTTTCAGCGTAGATACAGGTAAATCACCGTCAGTTAAACTGTTATTAACTAACTCTATAAATTTATCTATCTTAGAAATATTTTTGTTCCTTATAATATTCCCTCTAAACCAACTGTGTATTGACATACGACTTACATCAAAAGCATCTGCTACATACTTGGCTGGTAAATCTGCTTTAACACATATTTTTCCTAATTGAACCCCTTTAGATTTTGGATCCCCATTATTAAGTCCTAAAATAAACTTATCGCTATATGGTCTAGCCATTATTTGCTCCCCTCTTTTTTCCATTTGTTTACTATATCTGCGACACTATCATCTTTAGTTGTCATTTTTTTATTAGTATCATCAAATACCTCAAACTTAACCTTCTCTGGTATTTTATTTTGTGATTGATAGACAGTTAGTTTTATTGCAGACAGCGCCGCTTGACTACTAGCCTGTCTTACAAGAATCTCTTTGTGCTGTTCTTCTACTCCTGAAACGGGAGAGAATAGGATACGGTCATAGGCTGAATTAGTATCAAACTGCATCTTAGTAACTAGCTTACTGGCACTCACATTATTCTTCACTAGCATTTGAATATAGGCTTTAAACGGCCACTTACCTTCCTCTTCTTTACCGAAGCAAGAATTAGCTGGCAGTACTAACTGCATAACATCTCCACCAGGATCATCGGCAGAAACAACAGCTAGTCGCCAAGATAATTTACAAGCAGAACCCCTTCCCCCTGAGCCAGACCCTTTCACACTATTTGGACATGCGTGGCAGAATTTGGCTTGGGGGGTTAGAACTTCTGGGTCGGGAGATGTTGAATCATTAGACCAACATACAGGACTCACTTTTCTCCCTGCTTCAAAGGCTTGGTCATAATAAGATCGAGACGCATTATGAGCCATCTTAACTATTATAACGCCCATTGTAGTAGGGTTATCACCTATACTTACTTCTTGTCCCGCAACAAACTTACGGAACTCCCCACCTCTCATTGAGATACGCCTAGTGACACTGCCGTAACCACTATTGGCTACGGCTAACGTGTCTTCGTCTAAGGAAAGGTCTGGGCTATTTTTAAGTATAGCTTCAAGTTTATCCATGACTAGTCTTTAGCTCCCCACTTACTAATGATGTCTGAAACATCTTTAGATTTATCTGTAGTAGTAGAAGGTTTAACTACAGGTGCTTTAGGCTCTGGCTCTTTAACTACCTTTAGTTCTGGTTTAGCCTTTACAGCGGGTTCTTCAGCAGACTTAAAAGAATCTGGAGTATCGTGCTCATATCCAGCAGTCTCCTCAAAGCCAAAGCGTGAAGCACCTTCACCACTGCCCTCAACATATTGAATTACCTGAACCGCTCGCAGTCGCAATGCAACACCAACACCAATCAAACTAGTGTAGTATCCACCAATGCTACCATTAACACGGATCTCAGAACCGCCCCAGATATTACTATCTATCATGGGCTTACCTTTAGCATCAAAGATAGCCGGTTTGTATGCGGCTTTAGATTTAAACTTAAAGATAACATTCCCAGTAGGGCTACCATCTTCGCCTAACTCTTGAGCATAGGGTGGGTTAGCAGTTTTAAGTTCTTTCTTGTTCTGCTTCTTCATCTCTGCCTGCATATTTTCAGCGAACGCCGTGTTGATTTGTTCAACTAGTGGCTTTGCTTCCTCTGCACTAAGAATAAGATTAACCTTATAATCCCCTTCCTCAGAAAACTTGGTATCGGGTTTTGATAACCAAGGGTACTGCGCTATCCCTTTCGGGGTTGTGAACGTATTGGCTTGTGCCATTTTAATACTCCTTATTTACTGGTTGGTTTTCTTACAACGATATTAAACTCTCTCATGGTACTGATACCAGGAGGTAATCCATCATCGCTTCTACTAGATAAAAACTCTTTAAAGTTCGCTTGATGTATACGCTGTTGTAACAACTCCACAGCTTCGTTCTCAAGAACAAAGTCTTTGAAATTACTCCAGTCCGAGCATACAAAATTCTCTTTAAGGGTTTTTATAATCGTGCCTCCAGAAGTTTTAATACTGTCAGCACTGACTTCATTAAGTGAACCCAACATCACTTGCTCTATCTGCTCAAGATCAGTTTTTAATTCACGCTCTGTTTTCTTATACTCTTGATAAAGAGCATCCTTTTTATTCCTTATTTTTAAATAAGTACTAACTAATTCATCTAAAGGTATTTTATTTTCAACTTCTTCAACATCACTCATATTTGCAACTCCGCTCTATATAAATCAACTAACTTAGTATGTGCCTCTACTTTACCTTGTAGCATTGCATACATTCTTTTCTCAACGTCAGAACCTTGTAAATGTACCACTGTCATTTTGTGCTTTTGCCCTACTCGATCTATCCTAGCAATACATTGCAGATAAACTTCAACAGACATAACAGGCCCCCAGAATACTACAGTATCTGCCGCTGTGAGCGTTACTCCGTGACTTGCCGCTTGAGGCTGTATTACTAGTACTCTAGGATCTTCTGATAATTGAAACTGTGAAATAATACTGGCTCTTTTACTTGCAGATACAGCACCATTTATTATCTCATTCGTAACCTTCTCTTTTTGTAAGTGTTCAGAGATAAATTCTATGGTGTGACGATAAGGAACAAAGATTAAAACTTTCTGTTCGGTTTCGTTTAGCACCTCCATAAGTGCATTTAATCTTGGCTTAATATCAAACTGTATTGTCTCTTTGGTATCGGTATAAACGCACCCTCCTGAAATCTGTAGTAGCTTATTCATCCCTGCCGCCGCGTTAACAGCAGTAACTATTTCTTCCCCCGCGTTTATAAGCATTTCTTTTTTAAGCTGCTTATAATATTTCTCTGCTTGGGTTGTCATTGGAATAACTCTCGTCTGGTACATAACCTCTGGGAGATCTAAGCATTGATCTTTAGCAAAACGAATCGCAGGTTGCAGTGCATTAAATACATCGTTCTTAGAATTGGGTTTAGGTATCCACTTAAAACGAGAAATCTGGTGCATTGTTTTTTCTTTCCACGCCGCAGATAATCTTGGAACATTATTAGGGCATACTAGCTTGGCTAAACCAAAAGCATCCATTGGGCTTTGTGACGCAGGGGTACCTGTCATCATCCACAGTTTGATGTTCTCATTCTTTTCTTTACCCCCTAATATTTTATATAACGCCTTCCATCGAGCAGTGGTGTGTGTCTTATATGCATTACATTCATCTACTACGATGAGATCAAAGTTAGAGGCAATGATGTCGTCTTTAATAATGCCAACACCATCGTAATTAATAATTGTAAAATCCCAGTCCCCGTGGATAATTTTCTTACGCTTATCTGCTGAACCGTGAGCAACTTGAGAAGTTCTATGCATACAGGTATTAAAGACATCTCCCTGCCAGGCTGAATACATAATTGAAAGAGGACAGATAATTAATACTTTCTTAATTAACCCAAGATTCATTAGGTAATCGGCGGCCCACAACACAGACGAGGTTTTACCTGTCCCTGCTTCATTGAAACAAAAGGCGCGATGGTTAATAGAAAGAAATTCTGCGGTAACTCGTTGGTGGTCGAACGGCTTAAACATACCCGGCCACGAATAATCTCTACTCATAGGTGATGGTAGGTTATCTTTAAAGTTAATAAGTTTATTAAGGGTGAGCATTTCATCAATGCCCCAATGTACTAGAACCTGTGATAGACCCTCACAAGTTTTTACAATCTCGCTTTTATTTATACTCTCTGTAATATGCGGAGTCAGATGCTCCGGCACAGCCAATAAGACGGCTTTGTCCTCAATCACTTCCATTACTATCCTTTAACTAAAATACTTAATTTACTAACTAAAAGTATGCAGGGTATGTAAACTACTGTCAACAACTATTTTTTCTTTTTAACTATTTTCTTTTTTCTTTCGCGTGTACTTGTTTCTGAAACTAATTTTTTATTAGAATTTCTTTTGAATGATCTGTTCTTAGCGCGGCTTTGTACTTTTACACCATCGCTATTCTTGCCGCCTTTGGACAGCGCTCTTTTGTGAGCAATATCTTTTCCTTCTCGTTTATCTGCCTTACCATTACCATTCTTGTCTGGGCTTTCTCGATCCATTTTACGTCGGGCGCGAGCGCGAGCCGCTCTAGAGTTTTTTTCTTTTCGTTTCTTTTCCATTTCCCATTCGTGTTTGTAGGGCCGTGGAGATTTAGTGTATGCCATTATAAGTTCCTTTAGAAACTGGTTATGTAAATGGGTTATAAGGTACTCTTGGTTTCCAAAATTCGCAACTGTCTACCGAGCACCACCCACACAAAGGCGTGGGATTAGGTTGCCATTGGTCATTATCATAACTATTCTCTAGTCGTTTAAGAGAGCGTTCAAACATTCCCCATGACTTGTCCATATCTTTGCGGTGATATTCCTCCATTAGAAAACTATTCTTTAAAACAAACATCAAGCCCCCCTTAATCTTATTGACTTCTGGGAAATGAGTAAAGACCATTAACGCCATTAATCGTAATTGTTTTGGGTCAGGGTATTTATTACTGCCTGTCTTATAGTCCACTACGAAAGCATAATCACCATCAACAATCAAGAGATCACATATACCTCGTACCCATCTATGCTCGGAACCAAAGTCACATGGTAGTTTATCATAAGTCAGGGCCATTTTATGCTCTGGATATTTAATACCAGAAATATCAACTAACGGATCGACCATTGATTTGAAGCGCTGATAGTTTTTAGCTAAAGGTTTTCCTTCGGCAACATAATCTTCTAATGCTTTATGAACCTCAGTGCCATAGCGCATGGCTTCGTTTTCTTTAACAATATAATTTTTTAGTATGCGTATCTCATTATACTGTCGAGGACAGTTCTCGTATTGTTTTAATGCAGAATAACTCCATGTAAAATCAGCCATTACCAGAAAACTTCCATATTGTTATTACGTTTAACTAAGTGTCCCTGTAGAGTTATTCTATATTCGCAAGGAGAGAATTTTTCTAGCCCTGCAATTCTATGGGGAGTTAATCCTGAGTGTAATACTAGGTCTTTCTCTTTATAGGGTAAGTGTACAATGTTTCCTCTCGTATCTATATAGTCCATACCTCCACCACAACTAGGTAGTTCAATAGCTACAGTGAAAGCAGACGCGCCTATATCCCCTAGTCCTAAAGTTTTATGTGGATAATCAGTGTGCCACTTCCCTGCTATACCAATAAACTTTTCATCAGTAGGAAATATATGAAATCCCGGTAGTGCTAAATCCTGAGTCAAACTAACCTCTTTTCCTAACTCAACAGATAAACACTCCAACACTGTCTCATATAGTCCAGAAAAGTTTCTATAAAGAAGTTCATTTATCCAAACCCTTTCTTCATAATACTCTGTCGTGTTACCGTCCAGATAAGCCGACTTGCCCAACGTATAAAAAGGAAAATCATTAGATCTACTTTCCCATATTGGTCTTAAAGATAATATCTTCTCTGCAATCGTATTAGTATCAATGTTTAAATTATGTTTAAAGTGGTGCATTAACAATCCCCATAGTTATCTGCATAATCACCCTCACAAGCAATTGGTAATCCTGTTGCCCATTCAGGCGGTTTACCCATCACATCTAATACAAAGTCCATCGCTTCTTCTTTCTCATGCTCTGACGCTAGACAAATTATCGCATCATGTACTGTCAATGCGGGCCTATACTTCTCGTTTATCTCAATCATCTGATCGCCAATAACAATTCTAGCTAAAGCTTGTACGATGTTCTCAGTCATTGCACCACCCCAGATATTAATTTTTCCCCGCCTAGACTTATAGACGTACCCCCCTCTATCTTCGGACGTATCATAATGTAAATCAGGATAATAAATGTATAGGCCGTTGGGTAACTTAATCCCTTCTGGGGTTATCATTACACACTCATTCTCACCAATGTAATAAGGCTCTAGTTCACTAGGCCAATTAGCCATGTGTTCTAGCGCACGATCACACGCGCCCCAAAAGTTTATCACTTTATAATTTAGTTCGCGGTAGACTTTTACTAGGCGTTTACATTCGTCATCTGATAAAGTCTGAACTGGAGGTGAGGTCTTTAGCGTGACCTGAAGTTTTCTCCAACCAGTCCCAAAGCCTAGTCCCAGCGTACATGTCTTACCAACAAACCTTTCTATTGGATCTGCCTTAGTAATTGTTCTGCCGTAGACTTTGCTCGCAAACTCACAGTATGCATCTCGTCCTTCTGCAAACCAAGTGATAACATCTTCTTGCCCTGCTAACCAGACTAGTACACGAGCCTCGATCTGAGATGAGTCACAGTTAATAACAATCTGTCCATCAGGTGGTACGATAGATTTCTTGAGGGCTTTCTTTTTAGCGTCTCTTGATGGTAGGTTTTGGAAGTTAACTTTTTCTGACCCGGCCCACCGACCTGTATGCGCCCCATAATAACGGAGAGGAATGGGTAAGAATCCTTTATTTCTTGAGCCTATATCTATAAATCTTTCAATCCTAGACTCTTCAATCGTTGACTTAGTACCCAGACGCACAGCGCATAGTTCTTGAATCAGTGGATCATCGTGCTGTTGTAAGGCAATAAACCCTTCATCTGTTTTAGCTAGAGCTGGTGCTTGTTTACCCGTGGTAGGACTTTCTTTCATAGGACAGGAAACACCAAGTTCCTCCAGCAGCTCCGCGAATTGTTTATTAGAGGCTAATTTCTTTCTCACTGCTTCATTAGTATCACATTCTAAGCGAGCCATCAGACCTTCAAGCATCAAGGCTTTTTCATTCCGGACTTCCTGTAGCCGCTCAATCAATAGTGCATCGTCTACCTTTAACTGTGGCTCGATAAACATTCTTAGCGTGATATCTATTAGATATAGTTCGTTCTCAGGAAACTTAGGGGCAATAATTCCAAATAAATCAAAAGTTATCTGCACATCATTTATACAGTAGGACCCATAGGCTGACAGTTCGTTAGGCGTGAAGTCTTCAAGGCGTTTACCTTTTGCATCTAACACTTCCGTGCCTTTCTTACCAAGATTATAACGTTCAGCTAATACTTTAAGAGACCCACCAGCATTAGTTCCGTGTAGAGCGCGGGCAATAGATAAAGTGTCAAAGTAAAAGGCGGGGGTTATTTTAAAGATCCATGCTAGGATTGCACCGTCAAATAAAGTGTTATGACACACAAGACCAGATATTCCCCAATCAATGTCATCTAGTGCTGTTTGTATGTCTTGGTGAGTTCCTGTATGAAAAGATATTTCTTCGTTATCAATTTTTATAGCCACACCAATAACTTGAAACTCTGGGTGGCGTATGTATTCTTCGGTGGTCTGTTTGGTTAAACCATAAGTACTACTGTAGTAGGTTTCAAAATCTAATGTTACTAAATGCTCCATGTTGTATCCTCAATAACTATACTAAAAAACACTATAACTGCATTTTTGGGGGGTTACTAATGCACTACCCCCCACGCTAAAGTCCTCAGAATCGCATTCTGAGGGGTCGGTTTATGCTTAAATTAAACTAAATTATGCTGTTCCATCTCATCTCGGCAGATTGCATCACACCACCGCCGCTTATCTCTTATGGGTTCCTTGCACCAGAGACACTTCCCTGTAAGATTGTGAGGTATGGTTATATTGTTTCTTATATCTTTGATTCTAGCCTCAGAATATTTCTGAATCTGATCGTTGGCTCGATCTATTTCATCAGTCATCACAGCTTCCGGTCGGGCAAAACCTACGCATAAGCAAATCAGCGGCTTCTTCGTTTGAAAGTTCAGCAATTAAATCTTTCTCTTCTTTAATAAAATTAGCGGTTTTAGTTTGTTCTATAGGTTTTGTGTTCTGTTCAGCTATTATCCCGCGTAGTTTTTGAAGATAAAAATCTGCTTTCGCTAGGTCTTTCTCTGGAGTTCCCTTGTGAGAATATCTCCAAACATACTTAATTACTTGGCCTACACACACTGAAGTTACACCACATAACCCCTGCGTAGCAGATTCAATTGCATCAATACACTCGACTTTTCCTGCCGTGTAGTGACTAGGGTGAGAAATATCATCTGAGATCTGTTTCATCATTTTCCTCTCAATAAAAATTCTACGTTAGCTTTTTTAAAAAGACCCCTCACCCAGTCCGGGTCGATGCCAATAATTGTTAAGTGTCCCATATTTGAGTTCAGATATTTTTTCGCGCTTAGTGCAGATACTTTCTCATAAGCGCTATACTGTGATGTCACTAGATCTCTAGCGGCTGTAGCAAAAACAGCAAACATAAGGTCTGCCTCTGGCGAGTTCACTGGGACTTGTTTAGATACCATTCTAATAATGGCAGAAACTTGGGGTGCATATTCTCTATTAAACCTTTTAAGATCCTGTTGCATACTATTTATCCTCTACTTAAATTTACTAATTAGTAACTCTAACTCATTAACGTTGTGTTCGTCAATCACTAATGCTTGGCCACCACACTGCTCAATATCATTAAGATTTTTTAACTGAAGGGCCGTGGGCTTACCACCATTAGCTTTTGCTTCGATGCCGATAAACCTACCTTGATAGCAAGCAATGATGTCTGGGATTCCAGACGAGCCATACCCACCTGTGGATGCATAAAATCTGTAAGCCCCCATCTTATCGAGAATCTTACAGATCTTTACCTTAACCTTTTTTTCTGGGGTCATAACTCTAAGTCTGTAGTGTCTGTCCACACAAACACAGGCGTTTGCTCACCTACATATGCGCCTAGCGTATTAAACTCAAAGTATTCATAGGCTTCATCGTAGTCCATGCCATCGCGTACCATAAAAATATTAATACACTTCTCACAGGAATAGACTAAAACTTCACCTTCTGCGCCCCATAACATCGTTGTACCAATAATAGCTTCATCAAGTCTATCTGCTTTTAGCATAATCATTTTCCTTGTTGTCTTTTCTTTCGTGGGGGTTGTTGCGGCACACCATATAATTTCACCATCCATAGGTCTACAATCTTAGTTGCGTGCCAACACAGTTGAGGGGCATGGGGGTACTCAGTAAGAAGCATAGGCAGATTCATTCTCCAGACAGTCCGATTATCGTTGCATCTTCCCACCTTTTTACTCCTAGTTTATCTTTAGGTCT